TTTCTTGGGCGTGAATAAATTCCTGAACCAAGCATATCATCAAATATTACAGCAATTCTAGGTTTCTCTCCATTCCATCTGTGCTCTGGTTTTTGGAAATGGTTTTCATCACTAAAAAACTGAAGAAGTAAATCATCATCTAAATATTTACCTTCCTTTAAGTCCTTCATTAATTTATTATATCTTTTAAGTTCATTTTTGTATCTTTCTAAATCTTCTGCTTCTCCTTTAACAATGTCTTTTATTTTATCAATAACATTTGGGTCATCTACATCCTCAAAAGTATGCTCTATTTTTAATCTATCCATAAGTTCTTTATTACTATTCATAGTTGGACTAACAGCAATACAATAATCAAACTTTAATCGTTCTATTAAATTAACTATTGCGGTGGATTTGCCTGATGCTCTTTTACCTACAGCAACGCAGACCTGATGCATCTTTGGCATAAATGTATCAGTAGTATATAAACCACTTTCACTTTTGGGTGGGACTATTTGTAAGTTAGGGACTTTTGCGGTCTTCATATTAATATACACTAATATAATAATATAAAAAAATTATTAATAATGTCTTCTCATTAAATTATTTTGATTAATAAAACCTCCACCAAACATACTTTCATATTGTGATTTTAATATTCTTTGTTGTGGTGTTAATTCAGGTCTTGATGGTCTTGGTGGTTCAGGTGGTGGTAGTTCCATTTCTAATTGAGGTTCTGGAACTATTGGAACTTCTTTCTTTTTTCTAGATACTCTTTTTACAAATACTACATTAGTATTCGGTTCAAATTCATCACTGTCGTCGCTACTTTGTTCTACCACTATTTTAGTCTTTTTTTTACCTCGTGGTTTTTTTGCAACTTCTTTAATTTCTGGTTCTTTAATTTCTGGTTCTTTAATTTCTGGTTCTTTAAGTTCTTTTTCTTGAGGTTCTTCTTTATGTTCTTTTTTTGGTAAAACTTCATCATTTTTTGATTTTAACTTTTCGACTTTTTCTTCTAATTTTTTAGTGTATGCTTGTTGTCGCATAGCATTTGCTTTTTCTCTTGCCTTTGCTAATCTTTCTAATGCTTCAGGTGATAGCGGTTTTCTTGGTTTTCCATTTTTATTAAGTTTAGTAGGTTTAGAAGTTTCAGTATTTAATTGTTCTTCTACAGATGTAGGTTCTTGGATTTCAGGTTCTTCTTCCATTTATTATAACAAAAGAAAAAAAAATTAGAAAAATAGATAATTAATTTCTAAATATATATTATAATGCCACGTAGAAGAAACAATCCTCAATTAGTAGTATTAGATGAAACTACATTAGATTATGATATACAAGAACCTATAAGACCTGTAAAAGATTACTTAAAAAATCAAGTATGGGAATTAATTAAAGCAAAACCAGAAGATAATAAAATAGAATGTAGTATATGTTTAGATGACGTATGTTGCCAAAAGTGTTACACTATATTAACTTGTGGGCATTCTTATCATTTATCTTGTGTAATTAAATGTAAATCTTGTCCTTTGTGTAGAAGTTAGTGGGGAAATCGCCCCACATACGATATTTATTATTGGATAAGTTTATTTTATAGAAAAAAAAATATTTATAGATAATATAGATGACTAATTGTCAAGAATGTGGAAAACCTTTAAAATCGATAGGAACAGAAAGAAAGAATGGAAAGACAACTCATGGAGATTGGGCAACAAGAGAATATCATAAAAAATGCTGGAAAAAAATAAAAGAAGAAGAAGAAACACGGAGATATATTAATTTTTATAGTTTAATTTTAAAAACTTAAAGCAAAAAAAAATTGAAATGAAATTTACAAAAAATAAATTATGTTAAAAACTAAAAGCAATAAGAAACAAATGCCGAAGAAATTGTTAAAATCGGATTATGTTAAAATTATTGAAGAACACCTCGCAAAACAAGGTAAGCGTTTAACTAATCTTTCCAAAGCAACACTACCTACATTAAAAGAAATTATTGAAAAATACGATATTAAATTTGATGAAAAAAGTATTGTAGAAGAAAATGAAAAAGAAAAGGAAAAAGAAAAAGAAGAAAGAGAACGGATAGTTAAAGAAAGAGAGGAAGAAAATAGAATACGCATAAAAAATATGGAGCGTAAAAAGAAAGAATGGGAAGAATTGAATGAAGAAGATAAAGATAAAGTTATTACTTGGGTAGTTATAAGAGCACAAAAAAATTATTTAGATAATTATTGGAAACATCAAAAGAAAAATAAAGAAATAAAATTAACTACTGATATAATGGAAGAAAAGTTTAAGAGTGAATGTGCGAAAGTAGAGAGAATTAATAATAATACAATAAACGTTAAAGGGGTTAATGTAGTGAATGGATTTTATACAGACCCTTTTGACTGGGAAAAGGAATATAATCGTGCGATAGAAGATATGGAAAAAAATGTTTATTATGAACCATTAAATATACTAAAAAAAATTGAAGAAGAAGAAAAATCTAATGATATATTTTAAAAGTTCAAGGCGGAACTAAAACGCTAAATGGTATTCATAAAAGAAGGTAAATCTGGTCGTAATATCTCGCTCTTGATAAAGCGGTGTAAAGCATTTTTTTATAATTTATATGTGTGATGTCTATGTATAAATTATGTTCTGTTGTTTCTCCCTGAATACTATGTGTTGTATATGCGTGTCTTAATTCACATCTTGTATTTTCTGGTTTATGTAATACAATTTCTCCATTAGAATAATTTTGTGTATTTTCAGTAATGTAATATTTTTCTAAATCTTTATACATTTCTGTAAATTCATCTTTTCTTTTATTTGTAAAAGTTAATATCATATCATTCACAGAGTAATTTTCTATTTTTTTTATTTTTTTAAAATTATTTATTATGTAATCACGAATGTCTTTGGAACTTACAACAGGACTTGATGCCATCATTTTTCTAATTTTATTTAATAAGAATAATAATTTTTTACATTTTACTCTGTGATTAGTATTATGTTCCTCGTAATAATCAAAAAGTTCTTTTTTAAATGGTGTTCCTTCTCCAATATTGTCTAACTGAAATCCTATATCACCACACATAATAATTTTACAATGATTAAATCGTTCCATTATCAATTCTTTACTTTCATTAGACATCATACTAACTTCATCAATTACTAATACATTATAATTCCTTGCTATTGCTCCCCATCGTTCAGGGTCATCTGTTAATAAATTATACCATACATCAACTTTAACATTATATTCTTCTGCTTTTTTTCTTGCTAGTTTCCAACTTGGAGCAAAATATTTAACTTTAATATTACCTTTGTCTGTTAATTGTTTATGCGTTTTACCACCGCCACCAACTCCTGTATGTAATTCTCTTAAAACAAATGGTTTAAATTCTGCTTCACAATTCCAAACGAATTCGTGATGATAATTAGAACAATACATACCAGTTTCTAAATTACCTTTTATTTCTTTTGGTTCATCACGGAAAATATTTAAACAAGGATAATTACATGTGTAATAAATTCCATCAACACAAACTCTAACGATGTCGTTGTATTCCATAGACATTAGTTGTTCCATCATATTAATTCTTGTATAACTTTTAATAAATGAAGCAATATGAGTTAAATGTCTATTACTATCTTTATTAATTAAAAATCTAACTTCATCATCATAAGTTCTATATTTATCTTCTGGTAAATAACTAATTAAATTTTGTATGTAGTCTTTTTCAGCATTCATATAAAAACTTTCTTTATCACTACAACATTCCATAGTTCCAACAAATTTAGCATACCATCTTGTATTTGTTTTTTCTCGGTTGTCATCTACAATATTTAACCATTCATTTTCTTGGAAATCAAAATCGATGTGATGTCCCCAACAACCTTCGGTTATATCAAAATATGCTCCTTCGCTCCGTAGGTATTCTAATTCTGGACTTGGATAAGGATTACCATTTTTCCATATTAACATTTTTTCATTTAATTTTTTTAATTTATCTGGTAATACTAAATTAGTAATAGTATAAATACCAATACCAACTATTTTATCTGTTTTACGAAAGTCGGTAATCTTACCTAAATAACCTTGATAATAATTACATTTATTTACATTTCTGTATGCTTTCGCCATATCCATATGGTTTAAATTTTCATATATTATTTCCTCATCATCTTCATCTTTTATTGGTTTAAAATCAATAGTAAGATTAGCATTACAAGACGCACGTATGTATTGACTTAAATTAGTTTGTTGTAAATCACATATGTAACATTCATTAAGTCCTGTATATTTTTTAAATTCATTTGTAAATTCATTAAAATCTTGTTTTTGAATATATGTATTATTTATAGTAGAAATAGAACTAATGCTATTATTATTTCTTTTAAATATAAAGTATTCATTATTCTTTCTTAAGTCATTATACATTTGTTCCATTTCCTCACAAGAAATTTCTTTATTTTTTTTATTAATAATTTCATTATGAGTAAATCCGTCAATATGGTTTAATTTTGTGTTAATATACTCAAATGTTGTTAATTGTTTTTTATTACATTTAACTTCTATTAAAGGGTCTAATGTATCAAATGGTAATTTAATAATAATATTAATTTGCAATTTATCAGCAATACTTTGTAATTCTTCTTTTACTACACCAGTTTCCCTATATTTTTCTTCCAGTTTTTTTGCTACATTTAATTTACTTTGATACTTTTTCCTTGTTCCATCAGTATTAGAATTATTTGCTTTATCTTCACACCAATTAATAATAGGCACAAATAAACAATTAGTAGTTCCTTGTTTAAATGCTTGTGCTATTCTTTGTGGTTTAATATTTTCATCTCTTGTAATAACTAATCTAGCGTTAGGATATTCTTGAAAAATTTCATTATAATCTACATCGTGATATAAATTAAAATAGATGTCGCTATTTTTAGCATCTAAATCAACTACAAAAGTTTTAATAATATTTCCATTTTCTACAAGTGATATTCTAACAGAACCAGTAAGTCCTTTTAATTCTTTTAATTCTTTCCAAATAATACCACTTTTAGGATTATCAATTTCTATACTGCTTCCCTTTGCTTTTTTAATTTGTGATTTTTCATAAGCAGTTTGTATTGTTTTAGTTGCTTTCTGTTTTACTTCCTGAACTGACTTGCTAAATGTTTTTTTAGTAATACCAGTTTCAGTAGAAGTCTTTAAAACCGCTAAGCGGTCGGCAATTCGTTTTACAGCATCAATACGCTTTTCTTGTATATCACCCTTTAAAGATGTAAATGTTCTTGGGTTAAGTTTTGATTTAATTTCATCTAATAATTTCTGTGTATCCCTTCTTACTTTTTGATTTTTAGATAATCTGGGCATTTTATATATTGTAAAGATTTTATTTTCCATTTTTTCTATAATTAATTAAATATAGAATTTTTTTTTTAAGTCAATTTTTTAAAAATCTATAATTAATTTTTTTTTCCTAAATATATTTTATTTATTCTATAAAAAAAAGAACAGATAAAATAATTTATTTACAAGGTTCATAAATCTTTTCTATTTGTATGTGTCCGTATCTTGCTAAAAATGAATTTTCTTTATTTCTCATATTAGGGTCTGCTCTGTATTTAGTCATAATGCGTCTTACATAATCACTATTTAAATTTAAATTAAGTTCTTGATTAATATGAGGAACAGATGTATATTTACCTTCCTTAAATGTTTTTGTAGAATTATCAAATAGTGTAACTTTCCATTTGTATATTTTATTATTGGGTGTTCCCTTGGGTCTTCCTGCCCCTTTTGTCTTTGTTTTTTCTAAAAGCGAATTTTCTACTAAATTATTCATTTTCTATAATCTAATATAATATTTTAATTTAATTTTAAATCAATTTTTTTTTAATATTTTTTTCTGCTAAATAATATAATGAAACTTGAGAAAGTAATTAAGAGTGATGCTAAGGGCAAGAAATTTACAGCGATATTTTGTATGTGTAAAGGAGAAAGTAAATGCTGTGATAATGATAAAAAGAAAGTTCATTTTGGCGCAACTGGATTTTTGGATTATACTATTGGGGCAACAGAAGAACAACGCAAATCATATTTAGCAAGGCACGCATCAGGTAAGACAGCAAAACCGGATACTGCTAATGCTTTAAGTTATTACATTTTATGGAATACAAGAAGCAGAACTAAAAATATAGAATTATTTAAAAAAAAATATAATCTTTAATAATATTAAATGAAAGCTAAGTTAGTCAAGTTTGATGATGATGGGACTAAATGTAAAAGGGATATAGAATATTTAAGACGACACCCTGAATGCGGTATTCCTTTTATACAAGATAAACCTTTTAAACCCGATAATCCCAAACACAAATTTAGACCACACGATAGAAATTTTAGTATTGATATTTTAGATAGAGCAATACCAATAGACCCTAATATTCCGCCAATACCTCCAATAGGTCAAACACCTAAAATTGGAGAAGCAGTAGGTGCGCCTCCATACACTAGTGAATATTTACCACAAGATTATACAAATAGATATGATTTAGCAGGAAGAAGAATTTTAGCAGACACTCCACATGGGCATAGTGCAGATGAATACATTTCTACAAAAATAGTAAATGCTTTTAATAAATCAGGTTATGGAATAGTTCCAAGAATAGGTAATGATAGTTATAGTCATCAAGAACCTAATCAACGAATATTAACAGATGAACAATTAATAGAACTACAAATTAGAAACATACGCACAAAAACCACACTACCAAAACCAAGACGACCATTACCTGAAATACCAAACAGCGAATTAATTGTTTTAGACCCCGAAGTTGAGGAATCACTTGTAACACAACAAGCAGAGCGTTTTGTAAGAAAAGGCAGACCTGAAATATCGATGCGTGAAGCAGAGCAAATTGCTGATTTTTTTATACAAAAAAATATATTAAGAGAACGGACAATGGAAATATTAAAAGAATATAATTTATATGATGAAGAATTTGAGTTAAATTTACAAAAAATCCCAGACCCGAATGAACGTGCCTCTATCAGAAAGTTACGTGCTATGAGAATTATTAGAGAACAACTAAAACAAAGAGGTATTAGACCGATAGGTGAAGTAGAACTAGAAGATTTTGGAGCAGGAGTTGGTTTTACAAATGAAGCACCGCCTCCAATTAGACAAACAAGAATAAGACTATTAGCAGACCCAAGAGATACTGAATTTCTTACTCCAAGAGGTATGACTGATGAAGAAACAATAGAACAACAAATAGAACAACTAACAAGAAACTCTACACAAGAAGAAGCGAAACAAGTAGAACAAAGTATTCGTAAAGGTAAAGGTAGAGCAAAAGTAAAACCAACAGAACAAGAAATGTTCCCAGTAGAACCTGATAGCGAAGAATTAGTATTTTTAAAAGAAATACAAAAAATATTAAAACCTGGCGAAATAGATTTAACAATACAACAAAAAAATAATTTAGTTCAGGAATTATTAAGTCGTGGATTATCAAGAGAAAGAATTGGTGAATTATTAGATATTTATGAAGCATATGACCCTGCTTTA